AAAAAAATGTCCGATGCAAGGCGCAGATGGTCTTATACTGAAGAACATATTAACAAATTTAAAGGACGCATTGGCCCAATGACAGGAAAGAATCATTCAGATGAAACTAAGAAAAAACTGTCAGCTGTTGGTAAATTGCGGCAACCTAGTCAAGTTACAAAAGAAAAAACTTCTGCAACAATGTTATCTTTACATTTAACACGTTCAGCAGAAACCAAAGAAAAAATGAGCCTGGCTAAGACGGGCATACAGCATCCTAGAAAAACTTGTCAATACTGCGGCAAGAATGTTACGGTTGCTATGTTTGCCAGGTGGCACGGTGAAAATTGTAGGGTTAAGGATATACCTGGGTTCCGCCAGACAACAGAATAACCGTAAACTTTGTAGTTCGAAATTGAACATTCAATTTTCGTGCAAGATTAATTGCATGTCCTCTGTTCGAAAACGAAACCTTTTTGTACTTGGGTCCAGGATACTGAGTCAGCAGATTAGAAGTCTTTAGATTGATAGGCAGGTTGTCAAAAAACACCGCCCAGATACCTTCGCTGGCCAACACTTGCTCAGATTTGTAAGTTTGTTTGTTGGTGTTTTCTATCAACACCTTTGGCTTTGGGCGACTCATGCAGTAATACTCCTACATTTATTTATCAGAAATGTATGTAGTTTAAAAGTCTTTGCCCGAGAGTTCCACGTTGACGATCTGTGAATTATTTGCGTCCAGCAGTCGGCGTTGCAGTTCAGTGACTGCCAACAACATTTTGGTTATGTCACTGTGCAGATCCTTGGCATCTCGCAGGCTCATGACAAAGTCTTTTTGCCCGCGAGATTCGTGTGCTTTTACTGAATCAACAAATCGATTTATATGTATGCTCATCAGGAGAACTTGTTGAATACGCCTTTTCGCTGCAGGAACGGTTTGAGGTCAGGTGGTTGCCAGCCTTGTGGCTTGAGCACCTTGCCATCTTCACGCTTGCGCACCTTGCCATCTTCACCAATCTTGGCAAAGTTTGTGGCCATGACTTCTTTCCAGGCACCTTCACCGTCAGCACCCATGGAGTGAATAGCACCAATAGTCACAACCAAGATATCAATCAAGGCATCTAGTGTTTCTACTGCATCATCAGCCTCACATGCCTGCGCCAGTTCTTTGCATTCTTCATCAATCAAATTTCTGTACAACATGAACTGTGCCATGTTGTATTGTGCCACCGTTTGGTCGCAGGCTTTCATGAATTTTTCCTGATCACGGTAGAGGTTTGACATTGGCTTCTTCTTTGGTGTAAAATGGACCTTGGTATTGATAACGCTGCAAGGTAATAAGTTTGGGACTTTGTTCAATGGTCCAGGTTCTGCGTTGCTTGACCTGATACCAGCCAGCTGCATACCAGGATCTGGATTTTTTATTCTTGGTGTACAGGGGCAACTTGTGCTGCACATCCCAGATGGGATTGTACACTCGTGAACCAGATGGATAACCCTGTACCTGATAACTGGCAGGTTCCTTTGACGGTCGATTTCCTACAGCAGCAAATTCAATATCGCCTTGTTTACGGATCATGGCCATGGTCTTGAATGGCGTAATCTTGTTGTTGATCTTGACTGCAAAGCCATCATCAGTGGCTTCAATGTTGCCGACCTTGCGATCGTCTTGTTTCAAAATCCAAAACTGATCTTTGACTATGGGTTTAGCTACTATGTTCATTCAATACTCCTTTATAGGTTTCATTCAACCAGCGTCCAAAGCTGTCTGCTGAGTCACTGCATTTGACCAATTCATACTTGCCACAGAATCGCAAAAAGTGACTGCCCACTTGTCCCACATCCTTGTGACTCACTTGAGCACGTATGGCAGCATCCACCAGGTCCTTGATCTCTTGTGGCTGTGCTGTAAGGTCAATCAAGGCACGGTTGCGTTCGTAATCATCCAGCACACGATGTTCAGCACCATTGTGGTCGGTCCAACGCTGCAACATGAGATTGTTCCAGGCATAGCCTTTTTTGCCCATGTCGCCAAACGCTTCTTCTAGTCCGACCTTGTTCTTGGTGCCCTTGGTTCGCACACCAGGATATGCTGAGAACACATTGTCACTGGTATCACCACGCATGCACTTTTCAAACAACAACCAGGCAGGATCGGGCACAGTCTTGGGCAGCTTGGTCTTTTTGTCCTTGATCAGTTGTCCCTTGACATCAAAGATTCCGTCTAGAGTGATCAGCTCATCTGTGATACCATTGTACTGTTTGACATTGGGTGCAATCAGCTGCACAAAATCTGTGTCTGAGCTGACCACTATGTGTTCGTCTTGGGGGTGTAGGGCTATCCATCGTGCAATGATATCATCCGCTTCGGCCTGTGGCTCACGTATCACACTGCAATTGGTCTTGTTGCTCAAGTATTTAGTCAGCTCATCATAGGTTTCCCAGAACAGCTTGTCCTCTTCGGCCTGCTCATCATTCATGGCAGCACGAGCCACAGCACGATTGGCCTTGTAGGGTTTGTAGTGATCTTTGCGCCAGCTACGACCTTCTAAACAGAAAATCACATGATCCGCTTGAAAACGCCGCACAACCTTGTTGGCACTCATCAAGGTCAAGTATAGTGCAAAGCCCAACTTGGTCCAGGAGTCCGCAGCACGATGTGCTTGATGCCGTGCTCGAAAGAACATGTTGCTTGTGTCAATAAGAAGGTATTTCATCAGGGCCCAGTAGTTGGTTATCTTTAATGTATTGTAACACATGTTTGGCCCAAAGTCTATGACTTTCGGCATCAAAATGATAACTTTTGGCATTGGCATAGGTGCCACCGTTGTTTATTAGCCAATTATGATAGGATTCTTCCCGAACATAAGGATACATGTAGTTCTTGCCCCAGTCGTGTTGATTCTGGATATCACTAAATGTACTGTGGCCACTAAAGAACAAATGCTGCACGCCTAGGTCTTTGAGGTACAAATGCATTGCCCAAATTTTATCATGTGCGTCAAGAGTTTTACTGGGCCAATCTACATTTACCACATAGTTCTTGTAGCGTTCTTGCAGTTCAAGCGGAACAGTGTCTACCCCGCTAGCATTCACTTGATACCATGTGCCATCATGCAACCATTCTTCTCGTTCCCAAGTGGTCCATTGCAAAATTACAAATGTATTTGCCAAACGATCTTGATTGCGATTGATCCACTCTTTTGTTGTGCGAATAACACGATCGTTGCTGCCGCCCGAACTGGCCTGGCATATCAAGTCTGCACCCAGAACGTCTGCTATTCTTTTGCCGTAACTGACTGATAAATTAGTAGGGTGCGGTTCAGTTCCTGTTCCCCATAAATCACCGTCATCGCATGACCAGGCGTGATTGACCACAGCCTCAGCGGCTGCACTATGACTGCAACCATTTACATACAAGATCATTTCTGTAGCAGTACCTTGTGACTTTCAGCAGCCACCACACGCTTGCGTAGGCTACTGCTAGAGAACGAATGATCACGTCCGTTAAAAATACATTCAATGTTACGCATATAACATTCTTCTCTGCCAGTAAACTCTTTGTCTTGGTATTCAACACCCAGCACACGTATGTCCAACGGAAGTATCAATAACAAGTCAACTAGGTCTTGTTCAGTTTGATACACCACAACTTCATCCACATAGCGACAAGCTGCCAACTGAATCTGTCGTTCCACAATGCTTTGGATAGGATGATTTTTTGTGTCAGGTCTGTCAATTGTGGGATCAGTTTGCAGTCCGCATATCAAATAATCGCAGTGATTCTTGGCTTCTGACAGCATGGCAATATGGCCTGCATGCAGCATGTCAAAGGTGGAGAAGGTGATTCCAATCTTTTTACCATCGGCCTTGAGCTGTTTGATGTGATTGAAAATCATGACACTTCAGTCCTGCCATCTCCAATGTCTCGAGTGTTCACATACTGTCCTGCACCCTTGATAATGGCTTGTTCTTGTTCCCAGGTTTCCATCACAACATGACGGCACACAGTCTGAAACCAACGATCCACAATGTCCACATCTAGATCGTTGGGCTTGATCATGTAGCCGGCCTTGACCAAGCGACTCACAAAGATCTCATTCCAGTCCAGTTCAAAACTGCCCTGGTGCAGGTTGTTGGGATCAATATCCATCTTGAGAATGGCCACATACGGTTCGCCGGCTGCTGTGGCAAGTTCTTTTTCGCTTTTGGGCTCTTGTTTGAGCACACGAACTTTGGGTGCTGCTGATTTTGTTTCTGCCGCTGGCTCGGGTTTTTTTCCAAATAGTTTATCAAATAATCCCATA